TTTGGAAACAAATAAAAACAAATGTTAAATTAGGAATACATATTATAGATCCAGATGTTGTTCCTCTAGTTAAAAGTATAAATAAAGAAGTAACTAGTAGAGCTAAAAAAGCACCTTGGTATAAAGAGCCAACTTATCAAGATTTAAATTTAGCTTATAAAGACGCTAGTAAAAATCTTAAAAAGAATAAAAAGAAAAATTAGATATTATGGCATATATGGATATGACAGACGATCCATCATATGGATCTCTAGATAGAGCAACAGCAATCCTTAAAAAATATAAGGAAGCTCAAAGTGTAAAAGATTTCTGGAAAGATAAATTTGAAGAAGCTTATGAGTATTGTTTACCTAATAGAGAATCTTTCTATACAGAAAGTCCAGGTCAAAGACGTACAGATAAGATCTTTGATGAAACAGCAGTAGTAGGTGTTCAAGAATTTGCATCAAGACTACAAGCAGGAATTACTCCTACCTTTGCTCGATGGGCAGATTTTCAAGCTGGTACAGAAATACCTGAACAACAAAAATCATTTATCAATTTAGAATTAGATAAGATTACTAATTACGTTTTCGAAACATTACAACAATCTAACTTCAATCAAGAAGTACACGAATCCTTTATGGATTTAGCTATAGGTACAGGTGTGATGCTAGTGGAAGAAGGCGACTCTGTTAATCCTATTAAATTTACAGCAGTTCCTTTACCACGGGTTTGTTTAATGAATGGGCCTGATGGAAGAATAGATACTATTTATAGAACAAGAGTTATTAAACCTGATGAAGTAACATTACTTTATCCTAAAGCAGTTTTACCTGAAAACTTTGATCCTTTAAAAAGAAAAAAACAAATTAAAATTATAGAAGCCATTTACAAAATTTATGAAGACAATGTAGAAAAATATAAATTCTGCGTTGTTATGGAAGATCCAAAAGCAATTTTATTAGAAGAAATATATGAAGGAGAAGGTTCTAATCCTTATTTAGTTTTCAGATGGAATAAAGCTTCTGGAGAAGTCTATGGTAGAGGCCCAGTATTTAATGCAATGGGTGCAATAAAAACCTGCAATCTTACCATAGAATTAATATTACAAAATGCACAAATGTCTGTAAGTGGAGTATATACTTATGAAGACGATGGTGTTATAAATCCAGATAACATCTCCCTTGTACCAGGTTCTTTAATTCCTGTAGCTCCTGGGAGTAAAGGCTTGGTTCCAATTCAGGCAGCATCAAACTTTGATGTTGCCCAATTGGTACTTCAAGATATGAGAGCTAATATTAAAAAAGCTCTTTATATGGAAGCACTAGGAAGACCTGAAGGAACTCCAATGACAGCAACAGAAGTTTCTGAAAGAATGGCAGATCTTTCAAGACAAATAGGTTCCTCTTTTGGTAGACTACAATCTGAATTTATTAATCCATTATTAAAAAGAATCATTAGAATACTATCTAAACAAGGTAGAATTACTCTACCTAAAGTTAATGGTAGAGAAGTAAGAATAGCTCCAAGATCACCATTAGCACAAGCTCAACATTTACAAGATGTTGCTGATGTTACAAGATTCAATGAAATTATAGCTGGTACTTTTGGCCCACAAATGATAAACGTAATTGTGAACCAAAGTGCAACAGCAAAATATTTAGCAGAAAAAATGAATCTACCTGAGAAGTTGATAAGAGATGAGTCAGAACAACAAAGAATTGTTCAACAAATTAGTCAACTTGCTAATGCACCTCAAGCTCCCAATGGTGCAGCTACAGAAGTACCTGGAGAAGTACCTACTGAATAATGGCTAAAAAAAAATGGATACAAAAAGCAACTACCTCAATTAAAAAGAGAGGTACAAAAGGAGTTTGTACTGGATCTAAATTTGGTGGGCCTAGTTGTAGACCAGGCACTAAAAGATATACTCTTGCTAAAACATTTAAAAGTATGGCTAGGGCTAGAGCATGAGTTGGGATTCTTTAAAAAATCAAAAAGATAAACCAGTTCCTACAAAAAGTATTGATGGTTATTTAAGAACCGAAGCAGATGAAAGGTTATTAAATAAACATTTTGCTAATCTCTTTAAAGGAGATGAAGGAAAGAAAGTCTTAGACTATTTAAAGTCTATTACTACAGAAGCTGTTGCTGGGCCTAACATCACCAGTAACGCCTTATTCCATATAGAAGGAATGAGATTTTTAATAGGTGTTATTACAACACGGATAAAAAAAGGAGAACAAGATGGCCGATGATAATGTTGAGTCAACAGCACCAATCGCCACAGAAAAACCTTCTGAGGCAACTAAACCTGAATATGTTCAGGATAAGTTTTGGAATGTTGATACGAAGCAAGTTAATATCGAGAACCTATCTTCAAGCTATAACACGCTTGAACAGAAATTAGGAACTCGAACAGAAGATCTCTCTAAACAAATTAGAGATGATATAGACAAAGAAAGACTTAGTAAAGTTCCAGAGTCTTATAAATTAAATGTTCCAGAAGTACCTGAGAGTGTTAATTTAAAAGTTGATAAAGAAATGGGACTTGTGAAATGGTGGGATGAAACTGCAAAAAGTGCAGGATTATCTCAAGATCAATATGATGCTGGAGTAAAAGCATTTGTTGATAATGCCATTTCTAGTTTACCTAATAGAGATTTAGAAGTTCAAAAATTAGGTGATAATGGAAAAGATAGAGTAGAGGCTGCTGAAATGTGGAGTAAAAAACATTTATCTCCAGAAGGTTATACAGCTGTTTCAAAATTAGCTTCAAGTGCTGAAGGTGTTAAGGTAATTGAAGAACTAATGAAATTAAACAAAGATAGTAATATGCCAACTCAAACTACACAGATAGATGCTTCAGCATCTGCTGATGACTTGAGATCTATGTTAAATGATCCTCGTTATTATGATAGTAATAAACGAGATCCAGCATATGTAAAAAGGGTTACAGCTCTATATGAGAAGGCGTATAAAGATACACCCAAACAAGGTTAAGTTTAATTATAAGAAACTTAAAAAGGATTTGCATTGGCTTGATGCAATTAGTCAAACAGGTTGGTTATCCGTGAATGATATGGATAAGATTAAACCTTCTAATGCTGTATCAAGTTCAATGTGGATTTATAAAAATACAAAAGATTATATCACTTTATTTGGCACATATTCTTATGATGACAAGGGTGAAATAGAGTTCGGAGAAGTAATCACTATCCCCAAAAAGTGGACGTAATGTGCGTTGTCAATAATTATCAAAAATAATATTCCTATTAGCAGACCTTAAAAGTGTCAATATTAGCCCTTAGTTGGACAACTAAAAAACATTTTCAAGACAATCGAATGTTTAACAACTAACAAAAGGACATAATACAATGGCAAGTTCAATAACAAATGCCTTTATTACTCAGTTCGAAGCTGAAGTTCATATGGCTTACCAAAGAATGGGAAGCAAATTGAAAAATTTAGTTAGAACAGTTAATGGTGTTAATGGTTCTACTGTTAAGTTTCAAAAAGTTGCAAAAGGTACTGCAAATACTAAAGCAAGACACGCTGAAGTAGTTGCAATGGATCTAGCTCACACAGCTGTGAGTGCGACTTTAACTGATTACTATGCAGCAGATTACGTTGACAAACTTGACGAGCTAAAGGTTAATATTGATGAACGACAAGTTGTAGCTCAGTCCGCAGCTTACGCACTCGGCAGAAAAACTGACGAAGTGCTAATTGCGGTTCTGGATGCAGCTACGTCTATTGCTGTCGATGTCAATTCTGATTCAGTTGAAACATTGTCTTTAATCAAAGCAAAGAACATGATGGAGGTCTTTAATGGCCTTGATGTTCCAGATGACAATCAAAGATATTGGGCAGTAGGGCCGAAACAATGGTCTGACCTATTATCTGTTGATCAATTTTCTAGAGTAGAATACGTAGGGCCTCAAGACCTACCATTCCCTTCTGGCTTAACTGCCAAAAGATGGATGGGATTCTTGTTCTTCGTACACTCTGGATTATCGTTATCAGGCGATGACAGAAAGACATTAGCGTTTCACAAATCGGCAATTGGCTTAGGTATTGGGTCAGACGTTCGGACTGAAGTTAACTACATTCCAGAAAAAGTATCACACTTGATAACATCTATGTTATCTTTAGGTAGTGTTGAAATTGATGGTAATGCAGCTAGAGTTCAGCTCTGTGACGAATAATAGAAGGAGAATATAAATATGGCTTATTCAACAGACAACCCCGTAAAAAAGGTTGCTCAAATGGGTGCCTCTAACTCTCTTTGGTATTATACTGACGGAGATGCTATAGGCACAATAGT